GGTAGCAGCGTTGAAGACAGTTTTAGCACCTGCTGTCACCGTAGTACCAGATATGGTTAGTACCTGTGCTGTCCCTCGGTTGCTATTACCACCATCAGTGTAGCAGACAAGTGCATGAGTTGCGTCAAGCTGGGTTACGGAGATGTAGTATGTGGTAGCAGCGTTGAAGACAGTTTCAGTACCTGCTGTCACCGTAGTACCAGATATGGTTAGTACTTGGGCTGTTCCGTAGTAGCCACTACCATTATCATTGTAGCAAACAAGTGCATGAGTTGCGTCAAGCTGGGTTACGGAGATGTGGTATGTGCCAGCATTGTTGAAGACAGTTTCAGTACCTGCCGTCACCGTAGTACCAGATATGGTTAGTACCTGTGCTGTCCCTCGGTTGCTATTACCACCATCAGTGTAGCAGACAAGTGCATGAGTTGCGTCGAGCTGGGTAACGGAGATGTAGTATGTGCCAGCATTGTTAAACACTGACGTTATTGCACTAAGTATTTTCCCATCCGGTTTTTGCATTTCCCCATATACCCAGGTGTTAGTAGTTGTATTTGCTACTGAAAATAGCATTGTCACGCCAGGGTTAATTGAAATAATTGCTGATTGGTCAAAAGGTATAGCATATACCGTATTGCTGGTAGTGTTGCTAATAATAAATGGTTCACCACCAGCAGTCATCGTAGTGGTATCAGGCAATATTATGTTGCTGTTGACAGCAGATGCAGTGATAACTTGAACTTGCGCAGAACTAGTCGTCAAAGTAGCAGAACCAGAAGATAAATCTAGGTCGGTGGAGCCTGAATATCCAGCCCCACCACCACCACTTGCCGCAACGTCACCCCAAACAGGTGGTAATCCTGGACCTTGCGATATAGGTGCTTGCCCAGCAGTTCCTTGCGACCCATTTAATGTAAGTAATGGATTAGACAGGATCTGGTTCGGTACATTTTCTTTAACTACTGGTGACCATCCCGTGGTGTAATGATAAAATTTATTATCAGTGGTCAATAAAAATAATTCACCAAAGTTTGGATTTGGTGGTAAAGCTGAACCAGATGCAATGATTGCATTTGATATAGAGCCTGAGTCGGAGAGTTGAATTGAATCGATTAACATTTATTTTACCTCATAATATGACATTACTACCTCATCTTGATGGCAAGCAAACGTGTGCCTTGCACCTCAATGAGGTATTATTTTAACATATCAAATCACCCAAACATTAGTTTGTGCTTGCCCTGCTAGAATCAATGCTTCTTTCAATTCAGCTATTGTTACTGTAGTTGCCGTATTATCTGCTAGAACCCAAGTAGTACTTTCTTGATTAGCGGCTTGCAGTGCCAAAATCGCCCGTGCCATCCTAGTTTGTGCAACTTCATCACCATTAAACTCTTTCCCATTGGCAGTCGTAACTAATAATTTTTCAACTGCTTCAGCTCGAGCTTTCTTAGCGGCAGCGCGTTGCCGTACTGCTTCTTCTTCAGCATACTTATCAGCCCACCACTGTTCTTGTGTAAATGTAGCAGAGTTAAAGTCATATTTCCACCCAGCACCCATCCATGGTTGTGGTGGAATTGAATCAATGATCTCGCAAGTCGATGGAGACATTCTTGAATCCATAAACCCTTGCCCATACAGCATATTATCCCTAAAATGTAACGATTCATCTAAATACAGCACTTTACCTGTTGCTTTTTCAATTGCCATTTTCATATTATTTCTCCAAAATTAAAAATTGCCATTCCCAGTTAACTATCCGAATATAGGTAGATTAGAATTAACTGCTACCGTGTATATTTCCCCATTCAATGAGAAAACGCTGATGCACTGGTTCTAAACTATCGTATAATCATATTTATCTCAATTGCGATATTTTTCAATGTACTCGCTTTATGGCGGGGAGGTTCCTTTCTTTGACGCATCTGCTAGGATCGCTCTTAATAACTCGTTCCTATCAAGTAGCGTCCCTTTGCCGTCAATGACTCCATTGCCACCATCACCCTCTTTGCTCTTCGCAGCTTGATCAAGGCGAGATTTTTTTAGCTGTAAGTCAACCATTTTGAGCTTCTTGTCCATTTTCGCCATTTTGGCGGTTAGTGCGTGACCAAGGACCGCAGAGGCTGATTGAAAAATCGTACCGCTAACTCTAGGATCTACGTTCATCCCGTAGTCCATCAGGTCCTTAAAGCTGTTAGTAGCGAGGTCAGCGATAGCATCAAGCTCAGTGTCAGACGCGGTAAGGTCCTTAACGGTTGGCAGTGCCGCATCTATCTTGTCGATCGCGTCGTTAACTGCGGTGAGTGCGTTCTGTGTATCCTCTACAGTTTGCGCAACATCTGCGGTGGTGGTAGCAGCATCAGCAGTAGGCTTCACAGAAGCGGCTGGTGGAAGATTGAAAAGTGATTCTAAAGTTTTAGACATCCCGTATTTATCGCTTTTTACTATTATTCAAAAATAAGTGATCTTCAGTGACTATTCTAAAGGTTATGTTTTTATTTGAGCAGAATGCCCTTGCTGCTGTCCATTTAGCCAGGTTTATTGCCGCAGCGGCGATATCTCGCCTGCTTTTCGCTTTCTCCATGCTGGTTTCCTTTGAAGGTTTTATTTCGATCAATTCTGCGTGATTTTGCCCATTCGCGTCTTGATACACCATGAACACATCAGGCACATAAGTAGTATTTCTGCCTGTTAGCGGGTTACGATATGGTATACGAATAGATTCACTCGCCCACTGTAACACATTTGGATGGTTGTCTAAAAAGTTGAAAAATAATAATTCCCATGAACTGCGATATCGTATAGATCGCCCACCAAGATATTTTTCAGGGTGTTTGGGTACAAATATTCCTTGCGCAAATTTAGTCATTATGGCAAAATAGTCCGAGCTATATATTTGCTTGATGGTTTTGCGTTACTCATACCCAAGTAAGAAGTCCCTACCCTGTTCAAGTTCAAAAACATAATGAGATATGCGTTTAACTCCCCCTTGGGCATTTTCGCAAATTGTTGTAACAGTGCCATGAAGTCTAATCCTTGAACGCCAGCAGTGTATATAACTGCCCCTGCCAATAGTTTAGCACTTGACTTGTTGTCAGTTAACTGTTCAAAGAATCCTACCACTGCCCCATCAATGTCTTGAGATATGTCAAAGGATGGGCTAAAAAAATTATTGAAGTAGTTGGTTGTACTATCAAGTTTTTTTGCTGGTAAATTGTTAAAACCTGCCATCTATATCTCCATTATGCTGTTCTCGTATCGCCAGTATCAGCTTGAGTCGCAATAGATGTTACTTGCGGCATATTCTGTGGCAATGGTGCTGGAGTGTACGGTGGAGGGGTATTGGTGAAAGTACTTGAAATTTTATTTCCCACTGCACTCGCTGCTGATTTAATTTTATCCATAGACGGTATGTTTATTGAGGCGAACGGATTTTTTCCATCTTTGATAAGTTGTTTACCCATAGATAATGCCTCAGACGCAAACATACCGCCAAGGCTTGCACCTTTCAATCCATTTGCTGCTCGCATACCTTTAAATATAGCACTACCAAAATTGCCAGACGATAAATCGCCAGATATTTCATTGACAGAATCTAAAATACCACCTTGCCCAGTAATGCTTTGCGTTCCACCACCTGTAACTGATAATGGTGACGGGCGTTTATCATAATGTAGGTTCAAGAATCCCTTCACTGTGTTAGCGCTCACGCTGCCATACCCGTATAACACTGACTCATATTCCACTGTCATAGTATGCTGCATTGTCTCAGTGTCGCCGCCAGAATTGTGCTCGCCGTGTTGAAAAGATTTTATCACTGGATTAATTAGTATGTATTCACTAAATTGTTTATTATGCAGGGAGTAAATTTTTATTGAGTTCAAATATTGTTCTTTAACTGTAGCACCATCTGTTGACCCGCGGATAGTATAGCCCCAGTCTTTGATTGATCTGTCAGTTGTTATTTCGCCATGAATCCCATTAAGTGTTGCCAAATTATCAGTAGATACATTGTCAGAATTTCTATAGTAGTAAGTGTAATAATCATACCAAAAATTACGAACACGATCAGCAGAATCGTCATGAAAAGTAATTGATACTGGGTCGTAATGTATCTTTTTTTGAATAATATGTGGTCTGTTATATGCGTTTAATACTGCGGTGTCAATTGAAAACTTTGGAAGTGAGCATTGTTTAACCATCATACCCAATTCTTCAGAATTACCAGATGCATTTACCCCATTGCGCATTTCGGCAGCACCGTTTAAATCAAAAAACACGTGATATAAAAATGCGTTCTTTGGGGCGAGCGCGTAGTTGTCTGATACAAATAATTTAGATGCGTGATCCCAGTCTTTAACTTGATCACCTTGCGCCACCTGTTTAACAAAATTGTTCACGAACTGCGCAGGTGACCCCATCCCCTTTAGCGGGTTAGCAGCTATAATTTCGCTTTTTATTGAGTCAAGTAAGTTTGCCATATCGTATTTATCCTGGCAAATTCATTGATTTTTGTTTGTGAGTTACTCGTATGAGTTTCTAATTACAGCCCACAATGAAAAAATTGTTATAGTAATTTGCCCTGCCCACACTGGCGGCATATTTCTGCCAAGATCCAAATAACTAAAAATCATCACAGATGTTGTGACGCTGTACAATAATGCTCCAAGAATGCTATCAAAAAGCACAAAAAATTTACCCTTAGCGTTTAGCAATAGTCCAACTATAGCAACAGTAGCTTGCACTGCATACGCAAAAATCCACGCACCTGCTGGAATAATAGAGTTCAATAACTCTTGGGTTGGGGAGACAAGTAAAAAATTGTCTGTTGGAAATATTGACCATAGTAACAAAATTGCCCATAGTGTTGACGATGTCGCGATCATCATTCTAATCAAATGTAATGATCCATCATCCAACATGATTTTTAGATTTTTTACAGCCGCGGTGTGGCAATCGCGTATTTTATTAATCATAACATTTAACCTTCATAATTTAATTTTATCTAATGAAAAAGGGGTACAGAGACCCCTTTTTACAGTATATACCCAATAATTAACCTGTTACTGCCTGGCCTAATGTGCGGCCAACATCAGTACCAATACCTGTGCCTTGTGGTGTTTGCAGTGCATTATCCATCACGATGTTTAACGTCAATTCAACTGGTTCGTTAGCACCATAATCAACATCACCATACTCAACACCAGTTAACAAGCAACCATACATCTCCCAGGTTTCAAGAATTTGTGGTTCATGAGTGCCATTACCGCCGTCAAGCATTTCAAGGCGAGTAACAAATTTATAGTCAATGCCTGATGCTGCTGACGATTGTTCCATGAAGTCAAATTGTTTTTGCAGTTGCTCTGCTACTAATTTTGAAACATTACCGGCTGCATCGTCGCGAATAACGCAATTCACCTGTTCCCATTTTGGTTTACCTAACAGATTTACTTTACTGTTATAAACATCAACAACAAAAGTTTCAAACGTTGGATTTGGACGTTTGAATGTTTTAACTTGTTTTGTTAATTCAACTTTATTTGAACTTACACCAAAACCTTCAAAAGAAACGCGATAGCGAAACTTTAATTTTGGCATTAGCATGCCCTGCGTTGATGCGCTCTGGTTAGTAGCTAATGGTACTGTAAATTTGGTTAACGATGAAATTGCCATGGTATAAATTCTCCTTCAGTGTCTATACACTCTTAATAATATTTAGCGTATTTCGGTGAAATGTAGCATAGTTATCTAAAATCATAATATACGCAGTTTATAGTTGAATAATTTGCGTAAATAGTTTATATAGGTTCAAATTATGTCAATCAATTGTAAAATATGTAATGAGGAATTTCCAAGATTTATTCATTGGAGACACTTAAAAACTCACGGTTATGATAGCGATTCTTACAAACGTGAGTTTGGGCCAATTTCTGACCCAACTGTATATGTAATGCCAGAAGAAAGAAAGCAAAGGATATCCGCAAGTGTAGTAAAATACGCATCGGCCCATTCTGATATTATGAAAGAGCGGACTAAAAAAGCAATTCAAACTAAAAAAGAGAATGGCTATGATTTTGGATTACCAATGCGCGGGAAAAAGCAAACTGAGGTATCAAAACAAAAAAGTAGAGAAACGATATTAGCAACGAATGCGAAACGTAGAGAGCGGTCTAATAAAAGCATTATTCAAAAAATCAATGACCTCAATCTAACATTGATCAATAGTATATCAGATATTACCTTTTCTTTGACTTGTAATACTTGCGGTACTAACTTCTCATTCACCAAACAATATTTTCAACCGTCAAAATTTAAACAAACTATCTGTCCTACCTGTTATCCGCGTAGTAAACCAGTAAGCAAAAAAGAGCAGGAGTTATATGATTTTATTAAAAAACTATGCCCCACTGCAATTCAATCATACCGGGCACAGTATCATGACAAAGAAATTGATATTTTTATACCAGAATTAAATATTGGTATTGAATTTAACGGGTTATATTGGCATTCTGAGGAAGTGTTATTAAGTAATAATCGTAATAAGTTGGTTGATCGTGATAAATTGATTTGGGCAAAAAAGAACAACATACGGTTGATACAAATATTCGAGGATGAATGGGACTTATCCCCGCAAATCGTTAAAAGTAGATTGCAAAATATTTTGGGGGTATCTGATATCAAGGTGTATGCAAGGAAATGCTCATTGCAAAAAATAACAGGTTCTGCCGCTGCCAAATTTTGTAACGATAATCATATTATGGGTAAAGGAAGAAGTAATGCCTGCTATGGGTTGTACTATGATAAAAATTTAGTGTCAGTCATGACTTTTTCAAAATCAAATTTGTCAAGGAAAATTGCTGGGTGGGAATTAAATAGATTTTGTTCAAAAACAGGGTATTCCATTGTTGGCGGGGCCAGCAAATTATTTTCAGCGTTTATTAAAGAGCATTCCCCGGCGTCCATCGTCTCTTACTCTGATAATAGGTGGAGTGATGGCGATGTCTATGAAAAATTGGGGTTTACAAAAGTGCATGATGGGATTCCAAATTATTGGTATATTAAGCCTAATTATCCAAAAAGAATTCATAGATTTACTTTGCGAAAAACAAAAAAAGATCCTGATAACATCACGGAATACCAGTTAAGAGCAAATGAGGGATTTTCTCGTATTTGGGACAGTGGCAGCAGTAAGTGGGTCTGGACTACTTCAAATGTGCAATAATTATAATCAAAAAAAAAATAAGGGCCGAAGCCCTTATTTTTGAGTAACATCTAATTATTTGCCGCCTGCCTTGATACCACCTGGGTTTTTCAAGCGAATTGGGATGTAAATAAATTCAACGTCCTTCATAGGTTCGATCGCAACGTCAACATATAGTTCATTGCGAGCAATACGACCATTATCATTGTTGGATTCGTCACAAATAACTAGATAATCGTATACACCGCGTTTAGCAATCAAGTCGTTCAGTGCGCTGGAAATAACCTGTTTGATTTGGTTACGAGTGATAGCATCGTTTGGTTCAAACAAGAATCCATCACCGACGTGTGCCAAAATAGTACGGATATAATTTACCAAACGTGCCACGTTCACACGATCCATTGCGCTTGCGACACCGCTGCGTGTCTTATTACCAAAGTTGGTTAGGCCAACGCCTGGTAACAACGTTAGTGGGTTAATGTTCAACTGATACAGTGCATCACGCATACCTTGGTTGATACCGTTGCGGATAAACGCGCCAGATTTCGCATCAACAAACCCAATGTCTGTTGAGTTGTCAATCAACCCGCGGCGTGTACCTGCGTATGCGAACCATGGGTAAGATACGTTGTCACTCTTGATCGCAGTGCGCAAGATCATGTGACTTGCTGGTACCACGATAGTGTTGCCTCGTAAGTCGTTCGCTAAACCTGATGGGTAGTACACTGCCATGTATGGGTCAGCAGTTGACAAGCCATCGCCGTTCGCGTTTGTAGACCATGCGGTTACGTCCAGCACCTTGGCTGGCAGGTTCATCGGTGTGTCACCAATGATGAAGCCAGTGTTCTTACGGTCGTTGTTCAATGCCACCATGTTGCTGATCAGCTCTGGATAGCCTGGAGTGCATTGCAGGTTGAAACCGAAGCTTTCTTCACGCACTGTGTCGTTGCCGTCAATAGCTGCACGAAGTGCCTTCACAACCATGATGCGTTGAGCTTTGTGGCCCATGTAAGGTGCGCCGTTGTTTTGCAAGCCGCTTACTGTTACCCAAGATGCTTTTTGCAGTGGTAACACTGTAGCATTTGGGAACGCGTCTGCGTTGAAGTAGTTGCTTACGTATTGCTTGACGTTGAAGCCAGTGCGACGTAGGTTGAACATCAGTGTGCCACGTGGGTACAGTCTGTGGTCAGGTGCGTCTAGGTCAGTGTAATCGCTTGTCAGCATGTCTGAAATTGCTGGCATAC